CCATCGCCAACAGTTCTTGGTTCTGTGTGTCGTTCATAAAATCAGGGTCTTCTTCCGCCATCTTGTCCAATTCGGCAGATAATGGTTTCAGCAAGATTTCTTTCTTGTGAACATTCGCACTCATACGAATTTGAGCAGCGTTGTTCATCATTTCTGCCTCTAACCGTCTATCTACACGGGAATCAAGATAACCGCGGGCCTGTTCAAACAGTTCAAGGTTTCCTGTTTTTTGTGCCTGTGCCCACAAATACTGGGCCTCTTTCGCCTTTTCAGGGTCAGAGATTGTGTCCAACGCCTTGTTGATTGCTTTGATGTTGGTGTCAATAATCTTTTGGTCAACCGCCTTATCAAAGTCATTACTCGTGACCTGCTTGATTTCTTGGCTTTCCTGGGCTTTTTCACCTAATTTCTTTTCCAGGTTTTTGTATGCCTCAATCAAAGCGTCCTGATTTTTGAACTTCCCCATAATCAGTTCTGGTTCTGGGTCCGTGTCCGCGGGTTCGTCTTTTTTATCGGGGTCCGCGTTTTCATCGGGTTTGGGTTCATTTTTGTCAGGTTGGTCTGGGTTCGCGTCATCGGGCTTGGGTTCGTCCTTTGCGGAGTCCGCAACATCGTCAGGTTTCGGGTCTGCGTCAGCAGGTTCGTTGCCGTCTGGCTTGTCAGCATTGTCATCTGGCGTGTCTTCGTCAAGCAAATCTTTGGTGACAGGGTCATTTTCGTTTGCGACCTGGTCGCCCAACGCCTTGCTCAAATCGTCTTCGGTAAAATCGTTCATTTTAGTCCTCTTCGGTTTCGGTTATTGTTTTGTCTTGGAGTTCTATGATGGCATAAAAAGCCATCATAAAACCCTTGAAGACAAGTTCGTGTTCTCTATTGAGCACTTTCGGCCCTTGGTCCGTCAACAGGTAATTCGCTATCGCTTTCACCTCTGGCGTCCTGGCTGCCGTTATCAGTTGTTTCAACTGTTCCTTGTCCATCTTTTGCCTCTTCGGTTTCTGGTTCTTGTGCAACAGGTTCTTCTGGTTGAGGGACTGGTTGCCCTTGGTCGCCCTCCAAAAGTGTTGGTTTAGCAGGTGTTTCAGGTTCTGCTGGTTTTTCGTCTTTTTTCGCTTTCGCTTTTGCGGCTTTTTTTGCTGCCTTTTCCAACTTTGCGTTTTCTTTTTCAACAGCGGCGATGTCTGCGTTGACAGCGTCTTCGCCACGCATTTGAACGTCAAGTTCAGACGAAACATTTGCGGCGACTTTTGGGTCTACTTCTTCAACCCTCATCGTTTGGAACGGCAAGATTGCGTCAGCCAACGCATTTTGCCAGCCCTGGCGAATGTCGATACCCAAAATATCGTTAAACAAAATACGGTCTTTGCACGCAGCGATAAACGCCTCTTTCGTAACAGCAACCGTTTTGCTGAAATGTGATTCAAGAGAATGTTTCACCCCGTTGCAGATGGTGATGAACCCGCCCATTGAACCAGGTTCAAAAGAACAACAAATTATTTTCGTTGCCATTGTTTTCCTCCATTTTCATTAGTTCAATACTGCAAAACTTTGCCATACCTTTGCGATATAACGCCTCATCTCGCCTTTCCAACTTTGCGGCATAAGCAAAATATGTGCTCGGTTTTGCGTCCTTTGTTTTGTGACGCATATAAAGTTCATACGCCACCGCGGTCAATTCAGGGTATCGTTTGATATAAGGTTTCCATTTTTCAATTTCTTCTTCTGTCATACCGAGGCCCCTCCTTTGGCCGTTTTACGCAGAGATTGTTCCCACATCTCTTTTATGGAAACCAGTTGTGGTTTCGGCGACTTTAAGAAAGTTTCAACAACAGGGTCGTTTATCATCACACAATAAGACGCTGCGTCAAATATGTGCGATTTCGCATAGTCAATCGTTTTCATACCAGGACGAGCAGGCGTTTCAATGATTCTGCCGTTTTCGTCATAGCCAAGCAATTTACAGGAATGTATCAGATGGACACATTCAGGGTCAATCAGAATGTGTGGCTTTCCGTCCAGCCCTTTTATATGCCAATCAAAATTACTGACCCGATTGGCGATACTGGTGTTGCGGCGAGGCACATCAAATGTAAAGCGTATTTTCGCCGCAGTCAACACCTGTTCAATTATTGCGTAATTTGAATACATAGAATTGGAAGAACGGTTTTGACCAGATGCGTCACCGTTGATAACCAAATAACAATCAGCATATTTTTCTCTGAACAAGCGAACGAACTCTTCCGCCACTTGTTGCGTTGGTGCGTTTTCAAGGACGATTTCGTCAGAAAAGTAAAAATCGTGTGCCCCGTCCCAATGGCAGATGACCGAGCATTGTGGGTTGACATTGAAGTCCAGCGACCAAATGATTGTATGCTGCCGTTTGCCAACACCGATATTGAGGTCTGGGTTCCACGATTGGACGACAGGGTGGTCGGTGGTCTTTTTGATATGGCCAAGATAGATGCTGTCGTAATCGGCTGGGCGGTTTTTCTTCATCAAGTAAATATCGTGTAAAATTGCTCTGGGCAAAAGGAAAGGGTTATAGCGGAAATCTTTATAACAGGTGTATGTATCATCACGAGGTTCTGCCTCTGGTCCAAACATCTGCTGCACTATGTCTGATTCTTCGTCAGGGTTAGCAGATACGATGATATAGGACCCTTTTGTTCGTATCGTTGGGACCAAACTTTCCCAACTTTCCTTACTGACCGATTGTCCCTCTTCCAGCCAACAGATGTCAATGTTGGTCATTGAACGAATGTTATGAATACCTGTTTCCTGCAACCCCTTAAAAATGAAAGTGGTCCCATTCGGGGCCTTGATAGTGTCGTTGTAAATTACATAAGGCAAATCGTATGTTCTGATTATGTCGCATAATTGGGCGTGAACCGAATCTTTGATGGACGACATCGTTTGTCGTGCACATAATATACGCAGCGGTTTCATCAGACCCACGATTAGCAACGCTTTTGATATATTCGTTGATTTCGCTAAACCCATACGGCCCGTCAGGAACGACAAATAGCGATATTTATAAACAAAGGCGTTTGAGATGATTGGGCGAAAATCTGCGATTATTTCCATTTGAATCATCGTTTCACCTCTGGGCTCACTTCGTTCGCAGGGTTTTCAGAAGAAAGGTTCAGGCGTTCATACATCTTTTCAGCGTCCTCTGGCTCAATCGGAGTGTCAAGCGATGGTATAAAACGCACCTCTATTCCGTCAGCAACAGCACCATCGTTTTCCGCTGATATTTTCGTCAGTGCGGTGACGCCTTGCAGTGCTTTTACGGTTGCCTCCAACAAATTGCGGTTCGGGGTTTTTCCATCACGGCTGGCATACATAAGTTGCTGTTCCAAATGACCCAAAATGACCTCGTTGTCCAAGGCCTTGATTTTTGCCAACCATTTTTTGTTGCCTGTTTCTTCCATTTTCAGGCAAAAGGTGTTCCAGCCAAATAAAGGGAGTTCACGCAGGTCGCCCTGAAAGTATTTCCGAACCGCTTGGCCAACATTGGCATCGTGGTTCAGCATTTCACGAAATTGAACGCCAGGGTTCTTGTCTGTTAAAAAAATCGCCGCCAAATAGTATTTTTCGCCGTCCATTGAAACCCTTTCTGTTTGTATATACAATAACACAAGTTTTTTCAAAAGTCAAATAAATTCCCAACCCGCACTTGGACGCCTGCCGTGAAGACAATCACGAATCTTCTCTACATCACGCCCAGTGTCGCGGGCAGCATCTGCGATTGTGTCGTATTCTTTACCTGTTTTCCAGTTTCGTATGCGTTTTCCAGCAACACCCTTTGGTGTCAAGCCGTGTTTTTCGGCGTGCTTTCTGTTTTCAAGACCAGTAGCCCATTCAAGATTACGAACCTTGTTGTTAAACTTACACCCGTCAATATGATTGACCTCTGGCTTGTTTTCTGGGTTTGGTATGAAAGCAAGGGCAACCAAGCGATGCACCCTTTGTTTTTTTCCGTCCAATGTAACTTCGCGATAGCCACCAGTATTGGTGCGTTGTTGAAGAACCCGCCGTTTTCGCCAGTGCATCACACGGCCGTAGTTGGAAACTCGGTAGTCGGGGTGTATGGTGGGCAGCCACTTCTCGTATGAACTGATGTCGTATGGGTCTCCGTCAGAAATGTGACACGGCTTGCCAGCGTTGCCAAATGAAATTTTTTGCATCTTTGCCTCCTTGTTTTTTTGTATTATAACACCCCCCTGTTTGAAAATCAAGTCATTTGTTGGAGGGTGACCAAAATCAGACCAAGATGGTCCCCCCCCCTCCGCATGTCCATCGTTTGCCTGAACGCTTGACAAAAATAAATTGACGGCAACAAGCACGCCGCAACGATGGCACGCCGCAACGCTTGACAAAAAAATAATAATGGAAACTTTCGGCTTTGCGATGGAACGAACGCAACCGAATCGGCAACCGAATCGGGCAACGCAACGAAAGCCGCGGAAAATCGCCCTTTTGCCCTTTGTGCCAATTTTCCCCCAATAACAAAAACGCCGCAAAGCCGCGGAAGCATTGACTTTTTTCCCTATTCCCCCTATTTTCCCATATAACTAATATCATATACGCAAGATAAAAATTATATATAGAAATTATTTCCCCCCATTTTATCGGGGAAATCGGGGGAAAAACTTGCCCGCAAGCCCGCGGAAAACAACGAAAACACAAAAAAACGAAAAAAAACATAAAAAAACGCTTGATTTATTTTTTTAATTGTGATATTCTTTTACTTGTCAAGGGAACGAATCGCACGAAAGCAACGGAAAACAAGCGATTCGGGAAATTGACCAAGCCCCGCGAACGAATCGCAACGAATCGCCCCGCGGAACATTTTAACAAGTAAAACAAAGGAACAAAAAAATGGCAAGAAAAATAACCGAAAAAGCAATTTATAACTTTTTACGCGGGCACGCTTTCAATTTACAAAATACAAGCGTAATTTTGGACGGGGACAAAGTTAAACTTTTACTTTGGGGAAATTGTATAGCGTATTATGATAAAAACGAAAAAAGCGTTTATTTTTCGCTTTGCGGCTGGAATACAAAAACAACCCGCGAACGCTTAAACGGTCTTGGCTTGCGTATTCGCACGCGTGCGGGGGGTTGTCTATTGGGGAAATCACGAAATAGACGCGTATAAATATCACAATAGCGAAATCAAAGCATACAATTTTTAACAAAGGGGGAAACAATGAAACGGAATTTATTCAACACAATTATTAAAAAGAACGGAAAAATTTATTTTTGCCGCGTGCGTAAAGCCCGCAATATAAAAAATGAATTTCACTATTCAATAAAAATAAATTCGCTGGACGGCTTTATTATGATTGCGGGCTTTTGCGGGGGAATTGCTAACAATTCGCCGATTCAAGTAAAACGCGGCTTTCCAGTTATAGAAACAAAAGAACAAGCAATAAAATATATTGAAACAATTCTTTAATAAAGGGGGACAAAATGAAAAACAACGCTTATATTCAAGCAATTAAACGCCAAAAATTCGCACGCTTTGCCGCACAATTCGCAAAATTCGCCGCGGCTTTCGGGCTTGCCGCCGTCCTTGCTTGCGGGGCTTATACGATGGGACAAAATCGCGGCTATTCCGCGGGGCTTGTTGCGGGGGCGATGGAATTAAACGATTGTATAGACCGCGGCGGAAACGGTTATTTTACGGACGGGGACGGCTTTCATTGTCTATACGAATAATAACAAAAACAATTTTTAACAACTAAAAAAAGGGGCTTAAAATGGCTTATAATATACAACACAAAAACGACAATTTAGCGAATTATGAACACGCGATTTATAACTTTAATGAACGGGCTAAATTGGAAATTAAAAACTTGAAAGAATTTATTCAATACGCGGAAATGATTCGCGGCACTTTCGCCGCCCAAGACGGCAAGCGTTGCGATAAACAATTTATAAATAAAATCAACAACGAAAAATTTCGCTTTGTTATTGACGCACAATACGAAACTTTAAGCGGCGATTTAATTCTTTATTTCAACAATACACGCACAAAGGGAAAAAGCGTTTATTATGATTTTGACGCGGGCGAATACCGCGAAAGAATAACGGAAAATAACGAATTGACGGGCGGACAATCGCGGAATTATTTCCGCTTGGCAAAAAACGAACAAAGCAACGCAATTTTTGATTTCAACTTATTTCTTGCCGATATTGAACGCTTAAAGCAAAGAATCGCCCATTTAAGCGGAATTTTACGCAACCAAAAAGCAACACTAAAACGGGCTATTCGTCTAAATAATGAATTATACGGGCTTTTTTATGATAATGAATTTATTCGGGCTATGATTGAAAACAATTATTAAAGGGGGGCGAACGATGGGCGAAAAATTGGACTATAAATACGAAATTATTTTTTACGATGGAAAAGGGAATTTTACGGCGATGGCACAAAGCCCCAATTTTACGGACGCGATTCAAAGCGTGAAAAATTGGCTTGACGGCGTGCCAAACAATTCCGCAACAATTAAAGCAAAACTAAAAAAAGGGGCTTAAAATGAAAGCAAAATTTACAAAGAAAGCAAAAGCGGCGATTTTTGCCGCACTGGAAAACGACAACGATTTTAAGGGCGTATTTTTGGAACACTGGAAACGCACGCACCCGAACGCGAATTTACACTATGAAACGCACCGAATAGACGCGGGGCAAAAATACCGCGAAATTTTGGGCGATTCTATAACAAGTTATTTATACGATGGCGAATACTTGGACAAAAAGTATTTAGACGCGTCTTATTTAACTATTCAACAATACTGGCGATGGGTTATTGTTGATTTAGACGAAATTTACGCTTTATTTAAGGACTATTTACAAGAACAAGAACAACTAACAAAGGGGGAATAAATGAAAACTAACAACGGAAAAATTCGCGTCTTTCGCTTGTATTTCTTTACGGACGATTCCGCGGAAACACCCGAATATATTTTTAACCAAGTTGAAATTTTAACGGACAACGGCTTAAAGCAACGATTCAAGCAAGCAATAACGGACGAACAATTTAACGATGGCACAATTCAACGCTTTAATTTAAGCGAAAGCAACGCGGAACAATTCAACGCGGACGAAATCGCCGAAATTTTCGCGTATGATGGCTATTCAATAGAACAAGAATATATTCAACTATAAAGGGGCTTAAAATGATTTACAACGATATTAAAAACGAATTGGCACGAATTGCCGCGGAAATAGAAAACGAACGCGATTTGTCTTATAGCGAATTGGCGTTTTTACAAGAACACCAAGCCGAAATCAAAGCGGAATTTCCCGATAATATGGCGTTGATGGAATACGCGGGTATTCCCGAATCATTGGCACGCGTAAAACAACGCTATACAAAGGGCGATTTACACGCAATCGCGGAATTTTTGGACGCTTTGACGCGATATAATTCCCAAGTGATTGACGATATAGCGGACGCCATTGGCTATACGGGCGATTCAATTCGCGAAACGCTGGGCGACCTTGCGGCGACTTGCTGGGGGTTGATTGGGGCTTTTCAAGAACACGAATACGCGGACACCGCACAAGACGCGGAAATTTGCGATATTCAACCGCTTGACCCGTATGGCGACAATTTATGGAACAATATCAACCAAAACAACGACTAACGAAAGGGGGAAACAATGAAAAGTTTTATTTTAAGTGAAAGCAACAACCGCACCGAATACAAACGCCGCTGGAAAGCGATGGAAAGAGCAAAGAAAAACGGGCTGGACACCGATTTAATAGACGCGTTTTACGGGGCTTTAATTAAACGCGGCTACGAACGCGAAATAGCGATTTCGGCGTTATATTGTGCCGCCCGCGATGGCTTGTTTGGCTTTGTGAACACTTGGGAACGATAAAGGGGGACGAAATGAAATACGGCTTTAATTATAAAATTATTGTTTTTGGCGTCTGGGACAATGACGACCGCCAAGAATATATCACAAATTTTATACGGAAACGGCGACCGACCGCAACCGATATAAAAAAAATCGCCGACAAATTGGCTGGGAAATTAAAGTTTTTTGATAATTTGCTTATCAAAGTGACCGACCCAACCGAATTGACGGTTTATGAATCAACAATTTTTTAACCAAAAGGACAAAATATGACTAAACTTGAACGCAAATTGAAAACTTTACAAGCGATTATTGAAAACGCTGGGTTTAATTTTGTAAATGTAAATGACTACGATTTTACGCAACCTGACGCGATGGACGAAAGCGATAGCGGCGGCGTCTGGGACTTGGCGGGCTATATTTCCGCTTGGTGCTTGGACACTGTAAGCGATATAGATACCGACACTGACGAATACAATCAAACAAAAAGTATGCTACAATCGCTTTTGTATAACCTTATGTGCGATTATAAAGACGAACAAGAGCAAGACGAATAAAGGGGCTTAAAATGATACAAAAAATATCAACGATGGAAAATATGTCAATGACGGTTTGTATGTCAAGCGAACGCTTGGGCGAAATTATACATTGGCAAAAAACAGGTGTGATTGAATCTTGGCATTATAAGAACACTTTCGGGCTTGCGGAACAGACAATAGATATTGCTATGTTTGACGAACAACATTTAGCGGACGCAATTCGCTTTGCCAAGTTTGGCGAACGACCTGAAACCTGCTTGGAATATAAGACGGGCAAAACCACAAAACAAGACAAAACCAAAGGGGAATAAGATGGCTTATTATAATGTATGTGTTGGCAACAACGACTTTATTAAAAACGCGGCGTTTGATTTAACAAACAATCGTATGTATGCTATGCGTTTTGATAATTTACCACTGGCACAAAGGGTGGCGACCGCCGCGAAAGCGATATTCAATAAAACGACTATCATAGACGAATTTGGCGTTCGTAATCCGCAAGACCTGTTGGAATATGTGGGCGATAAAATACAAGAAATTTGTGGCGACTGGGCGGCTGATATAGATATTGACTATAACGGCAACAGGGTTTTGGTTTTTGACCCTGATGGAATACGCACTTATGAATTAAAACTAACAACAAAATACGCTGAATAAAGGGGGCAACAATGGACTACGAAATACCTTTTGACTACATTTACGATATTGCGGAAACCGTCAACGATTTTCGTTTGTATATACTGGAAACTGATAAGTATGACGATGGCACACCTTGGGAAACTTTGCTTTTTAACGCGGCACAACGCGGCGAATACACTTTACAACCCGATGGAACGGTTGATATTGACTATTGCCGTATGTGTTTTACTTTATCAAAGAACGACCAAGACAAAGCCGAATTGGAAACTGGCACTTATTACCCTGATGGCTGTTTGGACGGCGATGGGGTGCCTGACGAAATAGATATAACATTTTAACCAAAAGGAATTATTATGACAACAAAAGAATTGACGCAAGCATTTTTAGAATTACCAATGATAAAAAAATACTGGGACAAATATCAACCAGTAAAAATATGGGAATGTAGCGACCCTGTTGAAATAGATATATGCTTGACACAATACGCACGAAAAAACTATTTCACAAAAACAATTCAACAAATTAAAAAATTTGCTGATATACAATGTGTTGAATACGAAAAAGCACAAGACGAAACAGTTAGCGATTGTATAAGAATTTGGTTGAAAGGAACAAAATGAAATTATGGGGTAGCAAAATGAAACCAATATACAACGCAAAGTTAGGCGGCTGGCAAATTGTCTATCTGCCCAACCAATTTATCAGGCGTGAAATGTGGGGC